GTATAAATATTCCTGCTGATCCAACTAATTCCGATTACGCTGCATACCAAAAGTGGTGTATTGATGGAAATATCGTAACTCCTATACCAGATTTGACTCTTGCTCAAGTTCAAAATTTACAAATATCTTCAATCTCTTCTGCTTGTAATGCTACGATTACCTCTGGAGTATTTTCTCTTGCTCTTGGTTCTGCTCATATGTACCCCACGAAACCAGATGATCAAAGAGATTTAAGTGCTTCTGTTCTTGCTTCTGTTATACCTGGAAATCCCTCAAATTGGACAACCCAATTATGGTGTATAGATTCAGCTGGAAATTGGTCTTTTGCTTACCATTCAGCTTCACAAGCTCAACAAGTTGGGGAAGATATTAAGAATCAAATAACAGCTATGCGAGTAAAAAATGCGATATTAATTAATAAAATTAGGTCTTCTAATGTTATTTCTGATATTCAATCTATTATTTGGGCTTTTCCATAAGGATTTGTATGAATGTTAAAGTGAATGATTCTATCGAAAAACAATTTGAAGGTCTTGAGCTAGTTCCTTACAAAGATATTGGAGGCGTTTGGACGAATGGCTATGGGAATACACATAATGTCATTCCAAATGGTCCTGCTATTACTGTTGAACAAGCCGAATCAGATCTTCAAAATAATCTTCAATCAAGCCTCAATACTATCAATACATTGGTCAAAGTCCCACTAACTCAAAATCAAACATCGGCTTTGGTTGATTTTGTGTTTAATCTTGGATCTGGTAATTTCAAAAGCTCTACTCTTCTTAAGCTTCTTAATGAAGGTAATTATGTGGGAGCATCAGGTCAATTTCAATATTGGAATCATGATAATGGAGTAGTAATTGCAGGGCTTACACGGCGTCGTGCTGCAGAAGAAACAATGTTTAATACACCTGATTAAGGAATAATCATGGATTTTAGCTCAATCATCAAAACAGTCGCACCTCTCCTCGGTACAGCGATTGGTGGCCCTTTTGGGGCTATGGCAGTGAGTGCAATTGGTGATGCACTTGGTATCAGTGATAAAACACAAGCGAGTGTGGAAGCTGCACTTAGTGGAGCTACTCCTGAACAAATGCTCGCAATCAAAAATGCCGATCAAACTTTTTCATTGAAAATGAAAGAACTTGGTTACGCAGATGTGGAGAAAATGGCAGAACTTAATGACGTTGATCGTGATAGCGCTCGTAAGCGTGAAATGACTGTTAAAGATATCACTCCAAAATTATTGGCGCTGGCTGTTACGCTTGGATTTTTTGGCGTACTAGCATATATAATGGTGTTGTCTGTTCCTGAGGCTAGTCGTGATGTTCTCAATATTATGCTTGGATCTCTTGGTACTGCTTGGATTAGTATCATTTCATATTATTTTGGATCAAGTTCTAGCAGTGATCGTAAAACAGAACTCATCGCAGCTTCTCCACCCGTCTCGCCAGCACATTTAAACTAGCTACCATAGTTTACTCTTTTTGGGTATAATGGTCTCTAAGATTAATTTTAGAGGCCATTGATGTCTGAGCTAACAGAAGAACAACTAATCAGCTTAACATCAATGGGCGAGTGCCCATTGCATTATCACTCTGCTGATAGGGCTGTTCAACATGAACAGTTTGAGCAATTACAAGGTGTGAAAGTAATCAAATATATTGTAGGAGATTATGTTGTCTCTGTAAAAGATGATATTATTGTTGTTGATACTTCATTGAAAGCAGTTACAATTACTCTTCCCTTGTCTGCTCCGCCAAGAGAATATACTATTGTTCGAGCTACAATATCTACAAATTCTAATGCATTGACAATTAGATTTAGTGGTGGTCAATCCATGTTTTATGCTTACTATATTACTTTAACCGGATATTCTGATGTTAGAGTGTTAAAATCAATTGTTGGTGGTTATATAAGGATTGGCTAATGACTCTTCCATCAGTAATGACGTACGACAGTCTTATAACAGATGTTGCTTCTTATATAGAGCGATCTGATTTGGCTACATTAAATCAAATACCTCGGTTTATTATGCTTGCTGAGAATCGTATCGCAAGTGAGGTACGTGGTCTTGGTATTATGAAAATTGTCACGAGCACAATGACAATCAGTAACCCAACAATTGCTAAACCTGAGCGTTGGCGTGAGACAGTAAGTCTTCGTATTATTTCTGCAGGATTAAAAAAGACTCTTTATAAACGAAGTTACGAGTATGCTCAATACTACTCTCAAGATGTGACAGTTCTAGATGTTCCTCGATTTTATTCTGAATATGGCTATGAGCATTTTTTCATTGTTCCTACGCCAGCGGATACTTACTCATTCGAATTGATGTATTATGAACGACCAGTTCCTCTTTCTTCGTTAAATGAAACCAATTGGACAACTCAGTATGCTCCTCAATTGATACTTTATGCGACGTTGCTTGAGGCAATTCCATATTTGAAAACAGACGATCGTATTCCTGTGTATCAAGCTTTGTATGCTCAAGCAGTTGTTTCATTAAGTAAAGAGTCTGAGCGAAGAAACTTTGATGCATCTGCTGCTGATGGAGCTTCATAATGTCGTATGAGAAAATTTATAACCTTGAGAATAGACCTGGGACTCAACGAGATGGTACACCGTCTGATAGTCCTCTTTATTCTGATACTGTTTGGTGTAGATACCAACGAGGTAAACCAAAAAAGATGGGTGGGTATCGTCAAATAACAAATAAAATCAATGGTCCTGCTCGAGGAACACATATTTGGTCACGTCAAGCATTGAATATTGTGACAACTTTTTCTCCTTATGGTATTGAATCAGCGAGTATTGATGCAAATGGTATTGGAGCAGCATTATATAATAGAAGTCCAGTTGGATTAGTGATTGACGCTACGTCAATGTGGCAATATTGTACGATGTATGATTCTGCTGCGGGAAGTGTGAAAACTCTCCTCATTGCTCATAACGGTAAAAATTTATTGAATATTGACTCAGGAGTAACTTCTGATTTGTACTATGCAGATGCTGGAGATCCTACTGCACCTCTGGTAGCTATGGGTTTAGCTACTACGGTGAGTGGTGGCGTACTCGCGATTGCTCCGTACCTCGTGATTTATGGTTCAGATGGATTTATTAGTTGGTCAGATGTCAATTTACCACGATCGTTTACGACTGGAGATGCTGGTACAGCGCGTATTACAGGGTCTAAAATTGTTCGTGGTTTACCAATTCGTGGTCTTGGTATTGCTCCTTCTGCTTTGTTATGGTCACTTGATTCTGTGATTCGTATGAGCTATGTTGGAGGTGCTGCTATTTTTCGTTTTGATACATTATCAGCTCAATCAAGTGTTCTTTCCTCTAATTCTATTATAGAGTACGATGGAAGTTTTTATTGGATTGGTATTGATAGATTTATGATGTACAATGGTATTGTTAAAGAACTCCCTAACTTTCAAAGTGTGAATTGGTTTTTTGATAATTTGAATTACTCGCAACGTCAGAAAATTCATGCTGTCAAAGTCCCTAAATTCGGTGAAATTTGGTGGTTTTATCCACGTGGGTCAGCTACTGAATGCACTGATGCGGTTATTTATAATGTTCGTGAGAACCTTTGGTATGATGCTATTCTACCAAGGAGTAGTGGAATCAATCCTCAAGTATTCCATTTACCAATAATGTCAGACTCTACTTTTACAAATACTTATCGTTTGACAGTATCTAACTACACAGGAGTATTTTCAATTGGTGATTTAGTAACTGGTGGTACTTCTGGGAGTACTGGGTATGTTACAAAATTGATGGTAAATGATATTTATGTATCTGTTATCAATATCCCAACATGGGTAATCAATGAAGCTATATCTAGCACTTATGGAGCGGCATTGATCTCAGTTATACCTGTTATTATTCCTTTGACAAGTCTTTGGGTTCATGAAACCGGAAAAGATGTTTCTCAAGGAGATAGTATCACAGCTATACCGAGTTCTTTCACATTATCAGATATTGGTTGGTTAAGTGGTGGTCCGGTAGAAGATATTGGTGTAGGTCAAGATCGTTGGCTACGTATCAAACGCATGGAACCAGATTTTGTTCAAACTGGTAATATGACATTGACGATTATTGGTCAAGAAACGCCAAGTAGTACAGAAGTATTTTCTCAAGCTTATTCTTTTTTGCCCACGACAGAACGTGTTGATATGCGTGAAATGGCACGTGTTATGTCATTAAGATTTACTAGTGACATTGTTGGTGGTGACTATGAAATGGGTCGTGTTCGTATTCTCGCTGAAGTTGGCGACGTTAGGAGTTAATATGGATTCAACTGTACGTCCAACACCTCGTAATGGTTATCTTGGTTGGATAGCTGATAAAGTAGGTTCTGCAAATGATTTTTTAAATCAAACAGGGAAAACAAATCGCCCTGGAAGTACTGGTAATACGATGGGTATCGGCAATATGCTTGGACTCGGCGCATTATCTCGTGTTACTGATCGTGCAAGCTATGGTGACTCACCTTTCACAGATGAGAATGAAAATGTAAGAAATAACTTACTTCCTACGTTTAAACCTAGAAGATATGAGG